AAGAAGGTCAAGAAGGTCAAGAAGGCCCCGAAGCGGTCGGGCCGCCCGAGAGGCGCCCGGAATCGCGACCTCGATACGGTCAGCGGCGAGGCGACCCGGTGCCGTAAGTGCGGCAGCACGGACCGGGAGCCGTACTTCGGCAAGCGGACCCTCGACTACGCGGGTACTACCCCTGATGGCAAGCCGTACACGCGGGTCGTCTGGCGGCGTACCGTGTGCCGTAGCTGCGGTCAGCACCGGATGGACAAGAGCTATGAGTACACGCCGGGCGAGCCGCAGGAGGCCCGTAGGGGGCTTGGGGCGATCTGACACTCCAACCCCCTTCGGAGGGGGCGATCGTCGCCCTGGGGCCGCCCTGCGCCCTCCGGGCGACCTTCCAGGTCGCGAAAAGATATTCGGAATCCGAATATCCGGCCCGGGAGCGACTTGCGGACGCAGGAAGCGTCTGGTAGACTAAATAAGGATGGGCCGGGCCGGTTTTCCGGCCGGGAGCAAGGCCGTGCGGGGCCGCACCCCTGCACGGTCTTTTCCTTGCGAAGATCGCGGGATGGCGCAGTTGGCAGCGCGACGGGCTCATGCCCCGTAGGTCGTCGGTTCGAGTCCGGCTCCCGCTAGTGAGATGGCCGACAACAGCGTCGAAATCGCGAAGCTGGAAGCTGTGCTGAACTCCGGCGCCGAGACGATGACCGTGGACGGCATGACCGTCCGCGTGGACATCCGGCAGCTTCGCCAGCGGCTTCGGGAGCTTCGGGCGGCCGACGACACCCACCGGTTCAAGCGGCCCGCCGTCGCCAGTGTGGACCTCAGCGGATGGTGATTCTCGAAGACCAGACTGCCGCCGCCCTTCGCCGGATGGACCGCCGGGCCCTCCGCGATCTGGGCACGCGCTTCGGCTACGACGCGGCCGACACCACGCGCAAGCGGCGTAAGCCCCCGCCGAGCATCCAGCAGAGCGAGGACGCCGCGCTGTCCGACGGCGATCGCAAGAAGCTGCTCGGCACGGCGCGGGATCTCCGCCGCAACTTCCCGGCGACGGGCTGGGCGATCCGCAAGCACCTGGACTATGTTTCAACCTTCACGTTTCAGTGTCGCACGCCCCACGACGAGCTCAACCGGAAGGTCGAGGAACTGGTCGGCTGGTGGTCGCGCCCCGGCAATTTCGACGCCGCCGGGCGTCACGGGCTGCGCCGCTTCACTCGCCTTCTCGAAGAGCGCCGCGTCGTCGATGGTGATGTCTTCGTCGTTAAGCTCCGCGACGGCCGCGTCCAGGCGATCGAGGGCGATCGCGTCCGCAAGCCGCAGCGGGGCGCCCCGGACAACGTGGATTGGAAGGAGTACACCCACGGCGTCCGCACCACGAGCGCGGGGCGGATGAAGACCGTCTGTATCTGCAAGCGCAAGGCCAACGGCCTGGGCTACGAGTTCGATCGCCTCGTTCCCGCCCGGCACATCGAGCAGCACGCCTTTTTCGACCGCTTCGATCAGGTTCGGGGCATCAGCCCGCTCGCCCCGGCGGTCAACTTCTTTCGCGACCAATACGAGGGGATCGACTACGCGCTGGCGAAGGCGAAGGTCGCCCAGCTATTCGGCCTCATCTTCTACCGCGACGCGATCGAGTCGCCCGGCGATCTCGGCGGGGGCAGCCGAGACGACGACGGCGACGGCGAGCCCGACGACGACGCGGAGGACAAGAGCAGCTACGAGATCGACTTCGGCAAGGGGCCGTTCGTCGCGGACCTGAACGCGGGCGACCGCGCCGAGTTCCTTGAGAACCGGACACCCAGCGGCGAGTTCGCTGCCTTTATGCAGACCGTCTGCGGCCTCGCCCTCAAGAGCCTCGACATCCCCTACAGCTTCTATGACGAGGCGTATACGACCTACTCGGGGGCCCGTCAGGCGTGGCTGATGTACGAGCAGTCCGCCGACAGCAAGCGGCGCGACCTCCAGGACGTACTCGACGCCCTGACCCGCTGGCGCATGGGCCTGTTCGTCGAGGATGGGTGGATCGATCTCGAAGCGTACGGCCTGACGATCCCGCAGTTGACCTGGGAGTGGGTCCCGGCGGGCATACCCTGGATCGACCCGCTGAAGGAGGTCAAGGCCGACGTGGAGGCCGTCAACAACGGCCTCGCCAGCCGAACCGACCTGCTGCGGGCGCGGGGGAAGGACTTCGAGCAGGTTGTCGAGGATCTGCGTCGCGAGAACGAAATGCTTGCCGGTCTGCTGAGGGGCAAGCCCCTGGTGGATATGGTGACTCCTGCCGGAGCGACGAATGAATGAGCAAGACACCGTCCGGGAAGTGCCCGCCGCCGCCCTCCGCTTCGGCCTCGGCATCTGCGAGTTCGGGGACAACGGAGAAGACGCCAAGAGTGCGCCGATCCGCATGGTCGCCCGGTCCGGCAAGCCGCTGCATCATTGGTATTGGGGCAAGGTCGCCCATGACCTGTCCGGTATGCACCTGCATAAGTCCCGCCTGCCCGTGGACTACTGCCACGAGTGGAACGAGGTCCTTGGCTACCTGAACCGTTTTGAGAGGGAGCCGGGTGAGGATGGCGTTCCGAACCTCGTCTGCTACGGGGCCCTGACGCCGTTTGGCGAGGCCGACCGCGCCAGCGAGGTCATCCACAAGGCCCGGTCGGGCGTGCCGTATGAGGCGTCCATCAGCTTCGGCGGCGAGGGAATCGTCATCGAGGAAGTGGGCGAGGGGGCCACCGTCCAGGTCAACGGCTACGATTTCGAGGGCCCTGGCGTCGTGATTCGCCAGTGGCCGCTGCGGGGCGTGGCCGTCTGCCCGTACGGGGCGGATCAGAACACCGCAAGCGAACTGTCCGAGAAGGATCGGACAGTACAGATCACTGTACTGAGTCAGGAGCGAGCCATGTCAGACGAGCAGCCCGTCGAGGCCGAGGGCAACGAGGCCGTCGAAGCGGACGCCGCAAGCAACGATACCCCCGTCGAGGGCGCGGACACCCCGCCCGTCGAAGCGGACCACACCCCCGACGAGCAGGATGGCGAGGCCGACGATTCGGCCGTCGAAGCCCCTGCCGACAGCGACGCCGCGATGGAGACGCCCGACGCCGAGGCCGAGGACGATTCGGCCGTCGAAGCCGATGGCGATACCGACGCGGACGGGTCGGACGGCGACGCGGAGCTCGCCGCCGGGCCCGCCGAGTGCAAGCGCTTCATCGAGGCGTTCGGGCCGATCGGCGCGCAGTGGTACGCCGAGGGCTTGCCTTTCACCGAAGCGCGGGACCGGCAGGTCGAGCACCTGTCGGCCGAGAACGCCGAGCTCCGCAAGCGGCTGGAAGACCGGGGTGAGAAAGAGCCCCTGTCCTTCAGCGAAGACCCGACCGGCGGCGGCGAGGACTCGCTCGCCGGGCGGGACCCGAAGAACCTCACGAACAAGCTGGGCAGGAATCTTGCCCGCGTCGCCGGGGGCATTCGCATCGCCCCGCCGACGAAGCGGTGATCTGCCCGGCGTAGGGAGACGAGCAAATGGCAGCCGAGTATCCGACTCTGTTGGACATCGCCATTGCGTCCGGTAACGACGCGGTGGTCGGGCTGGTTGACGAGGCCAGCAAGGCGCATCCGGAGCTCACGATGGGCTTCGCCCGCACGATCGAGGGCATCAGCTACAAGACCCTGATCCGCACGGGCCTGCCGACCGTCGGCTTTCGCGACGCCAACGAAGGCGTCGAGCCGAAGAAGGGCACGTACGAGAACCGCCGGATCGAGTGCTACATCTTCAATCCCCGGTGGGAGTGCGACAAGGCTGTCGCCGACGTGTTCGAGGACGGCCCCGAGGCGTTCATCGCGCTGGAGGCCGCCGGGATCATGGAGGGCTCGATGCAGCATCTCGCCAGCCAGTTCTACTACGGCGTGGCGAACGACGCGAAGGGCTTCCCCGGCCTTCAGGCGATGGTCAACAGCGCCATGGTCCTGGACGCGGGCGGGACGACCGATAACGTCGCGTCGAGCGTCTACGGCGTCCGCTGGGGCCCGCGCGACGTGGGCTGGGTCTGGGGTCGCGACGGTACGCTCGACCTGCCCGACGCGACCACCGAGCGCGTCCTGGACTCCAACAGCAAGGTCTACACGGCCTACTGTCAGGAGATCCTGGCGCACACCGGCCTTCAGGTCGCCAACAAGTGGGCCGTCGGGCGGCTCAAGGACCTGACCACCGACTCGGGCAAGGGCTTGACCGACGATCTGCTCGGGACGTTCCTGGACCTCTGGCCGGTCGGCAAGAGCCCCGATGTGCTGCTGATGACCAAGCGGAGCCGCCGCCAGCTTCAGCAGTCCCGCACCGCGACCAACGAGACGGGCCGCCCCGCCCCGGTCCCGAGCGACTACGAGGGCATCCCGATCGTGGTCACCGAGGCCCTGGTCAATACCGAGGCGCTGTCCTGATCGGGCAGCCCGGCAAGGAGCAAACAAATGGCATACGGACCGCAAGACGCGCTGCTGAACGTCAGCAAGGCCCTGCCCGCCGGGGCGGAGGCCGTCAACAGCGCAGGCATCGACCTCCGCAAGAGCGCCAACGGCGCGCATCTGGCCGACGTGGAGTTCATCCTGACGGCGCCAGCGCTGGCAACCGGCGATCTCGGCGACACCCACACGATGAAGTACAAAATCCAGATGGACAATGACTCTGCCTTCGGGTCGCCGACCGATCTGATGGTGGATGTCATCGTCCAGACGGGTGCCGGCGGCGCTGGCGCCGCCGGTGCGGTGTACCGGTTCAAGCTGCCGAGCAACGTCGAGCGGTACATTCGCTTCGTCGCGACCGCCAGCAATGCCGACGACGCCAGCGGCAAGTCCGCGACGCTCGAACCGGTGTTCTGACCGCCTGATCGGAGCCGACCGTGACCGTGTTCCACGACGCCCTCGGGGCCGTCTTGGGCCAAATCGCCCGAGACTCCTGTGGCCTGACCGTGACCTACCACC